CCTGCCCAAGGAAGATCTTCATCGGGAAGTGCTTGAACATCCGCAGTATGGTATCCCATAATACGAACTTTGTATCTATAATCAAATCCCAAGTGATCTGAAGTGGTTGCAGTTCTACGACCAGGAATATTAACTACCCACTGATCTTCAAGAACAACTTGACCAATCCACCATACAAATCCGTCACGTCCTACTTGCTGACTTTTTAAAAACCCTTCTTGAATCATCAGTCTTCGTAAATTCTACATTCGCTTGCTTCTGGATTCTCATCACAGTACATTTCAAATGCGGTTGGATCATGATTATCTTCAGGATGATTTTTATGATATAACTCTAGATGTTGCAGTTCATCTTGAGTATGTCTTCTCATTTGTGGAGAGATCATTGGGTCTTCAAGTATTTTTTTATCCTTTTCGATATGATCTTCGATTGATTTTTCCATTTACTACTCCTTTACTTTTGTTTTCTAAATGTATCTCTTACTAGAGTCATACTAGTAAAAGTGTCAGCAGAAGTTATTCTGTGACATAGACTGGAAATAACGTATTTGCCAGAAGATAACACATCAACATCAGGATCTCCAACTTTTACCTGAGGAAACTCAAAATAAACTACATCCCCCGCATTTAATCCAAAATCTCCAGATACTACTATATTTATCTTAATAGAGAACATTTGATTATATCTCATGATAGACTGAACCATTGTGGTTTTAACATCATAAGTTGGATTTAATGGACTAGTTTTCCAGTTCTTCAACTGAGATATTGGAGTTTTACCTGGAGGGAGAGTTCCAACATCAAGAATATGTGACATTAACCTCGATATTGGTTGTCTAAACTGATCTGCAACATGATTATTTTCATCCTTTCCAAGATTTATTACCTTTCCATTTTGATCTTCATCAACACTATAGTTTCTAACCTCATAATCCATAGCATAAAAATCGAAAAATATTGATCTATTGGAATAAGATCCAAGTATTAGTTGTTCCTGCAAATCAATATTTCTGTCAATACCATACGATAAAACTTTCTCAAAACCATCTTTCTTTTCAGCAGTATCGCTGTAAACATATTGATTCTTTGGTTTTTGACTCATTAATGCATCAATAGATCTGAAGTTAAATGCGTTAGATGTTTCATATAAAAAGTAACCAGCAGAAGCATTCTTTTTACCATATCCAGAAGGAACTGATCTTGATGCCAACCAAGTACAAACATGAAGAGGTTTTCTATCATTACCAATAAACTCATAATCGACAAGAGTATCATCAAGTATAATATTTTTATTAGTCTTTAGTTTATCGGTCAAAATAGTTTTAACGTTCTCAGAGATCTTGCCACTATATCTTTCAACTACTCTACTTTGTTCGTTGGCAAGTGTCTCTGCGCTACAAAAATCTATTATATAAGTTTCAGTATTAGTTTTACTGTTTACATTTTTAACTCTGTTAACATATAATTTTAGTTTTAACTTTGTTGGATTATCTTTTGCATCTTCTATAACTATATCAACTTCTTCTCCACCTCTTAATGGTAATCCATCTAAAACTGATATAGATTCTTTATCATTAGAGTCTTGCTTATATCCAGTATCTGTAAATACAACAGACAAAGTAATAGTATTAGACAAAATGTTTTCATAATATCTTAGGTCAGTTATTCCAGCACTAATATCAATAGACGCTTTAGTCTTAAAATTTGTTATAAGAAACTTTTCAATATTCCCAGATAGTACGTCTTTATTTTCCATTATCCGTTTTTATACAAGTTGCCTAAGAGTTGAATCTTATAGTAACTATTTAACATCTTAGATGTAGATCCTGGAGGTAATGGTAAAACTGAAGACCCTCCACCAGAAGATTCTCCACCACCATTTCCCATAGGAAGAGGTAATACAGTCATTTGACCACCTCTTTGTTCATAAGATGCTCTTTGACTCAATGCGCTAGTATCCATTCTTTGTGAAGGGGAAGACATACTCAATGCAGATGAAGTAGATTGATTTAGGTTATCAGTTGATCTGCGGAGGTTTTCGGTTTCATTATCTTGTTGCTCTGGTGAAGGAGCTGCAGGTGATGTAGGTGTTGCTGCAGGTGATGTTATCTGACCCGCATTTAACTTTTCCACGTATTTTCTATATCTTGCTTTTCTATCATCCATTCCATTAATTTGATCTTCTCTAGTTGCAGCAGGATAGTTGATCGCTTTTGAATGTAAAAACACATTATCCCAGTTACCATTTACTGTTGGTCTAACATTCTGCTTCCAATAAGCAACAGCAATCTTAGCAGCAAGTTCACCATCCATTGCAAGATCTGGGTTACTTAGCAAATCAACGCCAAACATTTTTCCATATTTTTCGTAGTTATAGTCATGTGTTAGTTGAATATAACCTCTACCATGGAACTTCGCTTTATAAGTTTTCCCATTCGGAGCTGTCCATGGACCACCACCACCATAGTGTGACCTTCCTCCACTTAGCTCTCTAGGGAACTGAAAACCTCCAGTCTCATGAGACATTTGTGCTAGGAAAGCAGCAAGTTCTTTTCCTTTGATTCCAGCAGCAGCTGCTGCCTTAATAAGCGGTCCCTCGCCAAACTCTCCAGTACCAACACTAAGTCTTGTATTTAAACCTGCAGCTGGATTTGGTGTATTACCATCACTAGCCGATGGTTCAGTAGCACTTCCATCGCCAGGAAGTTCTATATCACCTAATGGTGGTGGTGTATATTTTGGTTTTTGATTAGAAGTTCCCATAAATGAGTTCTTAACATGCTTAATAAATGCAAGAGGATCTCTAATCATAAATGTAGGATCTGGAACATGTGATAACTTACCTTTCTTATTACCAAACCACTGATTATCTGAAATAAACTTAAATGGACTCAAAGGAAACTTTCCTAGGAAATCATGCATCCCTTCAAACTTACCAGATCTCCATAATGTAGCTGCTTCTAATACACTTCTTAATGGACCAGGAATAGCTGGATTTGGGATTCTTAGTTTTGGCCAGTTAGTTACATACCTGGTAACACCTTTACCTAACCAATCAAGAACTTGTTTACCAGTATCAAATGCTTTTTTTAAATCATCAAATAAAATCTCACCTGCCTTTTTCCATCCGCCTGGAGTTTTAATGCCATAATAAAATAGATTACCAACATACTCACCAATATATTCACCAAGCATCATTCCTAAAATAGGAATAGGAATAAAGTTTCCAAGTAATCCACCAATAGCAGCACCACCAGCTTTGAACAATGTTTGACTTGGTGGGTCTCCACTCAACCAAGAGTCAAGTGCAACTAGAAGTGGACCAATGATAGGTATTCTTATAGATCGTCTAGCTGCTTTAGCAACAGTTCCAGCAGTTGTTGCTGCACTAGATGCTGCTTTTGCCTTTTGTGCTGCCGCTCCCGCTTCTCTTGCTGTCTTTGCTTTATCTGCTGCTTGTTGCGCTTTCTTTGCTTTATCTGCTGCTTGTTGCGCTTTCTTTGCTTTATCTGCTGCTTGTTGCGCTTTCTTTGCTTTATCTGCTGCTTGTTGCGCTTTCTTTGCTTTATCTGCTGCTTCTTTCGCTTCCTTTGCTTTTTGTGCTTGTGCTCTTATTGCAGCAGATTGACGAGCAGATCTTTCAGCAGCAGTTCCAACTGCCTGAGTTGCTCCTTTTAATCCTTGCCCACCCTTTAAAGCACCAGTAAATGCTCTAGTTGCTCTACTACCAAATCTTAGGGAAGATCTAGTAAATCTAGCTGCTACTCTAGCACCCTTAACGCCCAACCTAGCTGCTGCTCTAGCACCCTTAACGCCCAACCTAAGTGCATTTCCGCCTAGTTTAGCACCAGCTTTAATCGATGCTATAATACCTTTAGCAATCTTTAATGCGGATTTTATAGCAAGTTTTATTGCACCAGATATTCCCTTAAAGGTTAGTTTTAAACCTTTACCTAATAGTTTTATACTACCTTTAAGTATTTTACCTGGAAGATAAAAAGGATTTAATAAAGACTTTGCAGTAAACTTTAATATTTTAGATAAAGGTTTTCTAAGTTCTGGTCCCAGTAAAAATCTGGTTATATGTCTCCAGTTTTTAATACCAAGGTCTATACCTTTGAATATTTTATCTTTATTGTTAAGAAGTAACTTTAATAACCCACCAGCTAAAATATTTCCAAAAAATCTTTTGATTATATCAAAAAATCCAAGAGATTGTTTTTCTTGTTTATCTTCAGTGTTTTTGTCGTCAGATTGTTTATTTTCTAATGAAGATTCTCTATTAGAAAATCTCTGTCTGGATTGTTGTATTCTTTTGTTAGTTGCTTCTCTTTTCGCAATATTTTGAGAGTTTTTTAAAGTAGATTGCAGTGATTTCAGTGCTTGATTTATTGAAGATAACTCTTTTAATATTGGAGAATACTTTGACTTGCCAGGGATTTTATCTAAACCACTTGGTATTGATGGTTTAGGTGCATTTAATAGTTTTGGGGTTGATATTTTTCTCTCTTGAATATTTGGTCTTGTAGATTGTCCCGATCCGCCAGAGACCATCTTTTCTTTCAACTTTTTCTTAGCATATTGTCTTGCCTTCTCTCTCGCCAAGTTCTTAGATTTTGCTTGAATTGCTTTTTTAGCAGCAGCTTTTGTGAGACCTTTTGCCCCCTCTTTTGCCAATAATCTTCCTGCTGCCCCTAATATTGCTGGTAATGCCATTATCCTACAAGATTATAGATAGATTTTACGACCAACAAAGAAGGATTAGCGGGATCAATAGAGCTGAATGATGGGACAGATTTCTGGTTTGGTGTATTTGCTACACCTCCACCAGACTTAACCTGACCAGGAACAGGTCCAATAGATCTAAGAAAATTCATTCCATTATTAACATTCTCTGCAGATGGAATCTGGAGACTTCCAGATCTAGTCATTTCAGTCTCTATTTCCCCCGAAGATGATTCACCTGCTGCAGATGTTGATCCGAATGTTGGTTTTCCCGAAGTAATATAGTTAACAAATGCTTCATGTCCTGCAGGTTCTGCATCCATATGTAAATGGTCAGCATAGTTTCCACCAGTACTTCCTTGAGTTCCAATAATAGTTCCTGCTTTTATTTTATCCCCCACACCAAAGTTGCCCATTCTACTAAGGTGGGCAAAAAGCATATTTCCCGTAGCATTCTTAACAACTACAGTGTTTCCATATCCTCCAGCTTGATTTTTAAATATAACTTCAGAATCTAATGGTACTGGAACATCTGCATTTGGAGATGATGATAGATCAGTTCCATGCAATAATGTATAGTCTTTTGGATATCCATCAGTTCTCCTAGTGGTTGGACCACTATGATGCATCCTTAAGTCACTGTAAGTATAAGTTTGACCAGAATTTAAAAGTTTGTTTCCTCCACCATTAACACTAAAATACTTAATCTTCCCACCAGCATAACCACCACTTGCCATTGCTTTAATCTTATTAGAAGCAACGTCTCTGGGTTTATTTGCTACTGGTCCACCATATTTGTCATTGATTGTCAATAACTTACCAACACCATAGTTTTCAGCTGCTTTAGCATTAATAACAACCTCTCCAGGTTGAGCAGCAATCAACTGAGTGTCTTTACCCAAACCAGTAATCGTAAGTCCAGTATCATTTTCGATTTGACCACCATTTGCAAATGACAAATCATTAACGTTGATGGAGTTATTTCTCGGGAGAATGGAGTTATTTCTCGGGAGAACAGTCGATCCAGCTTTAATACTATTATTAGTTATATTGTTTGTACTATTAGTAACATTATTGTTTGTACTATTAGTAACATTATTATAGTTACTGATGGAGTTATTTCTCGGGAGAATGGAGTTATTTCTCGGGAGAACAGTCGATCCATCTTTAATACTATTATTAGTTATATTGTTTGTACTATTAGTAACATTAGTAACATTATTGTTTGTACTATTAGTAACATTATTGTTTGTACTATTAGTAACATTATTATAGTTACTAACATTTTGTACTTCACCACCTTTTTCAAACTGAGGAACTACTGGTATAGTCTTTGCTGGACTATTAGCAAAAGTCGCTTCAGGTATTTGGGGAAGATTGGGTATCTGAGGTATTGCTGGAGGATTATCTATTAAATCTGGTTTTGGTAACCAACTTGGTAATGCTTTGATAATATCATTAATAGTATTAACTATATTTTTTATTCCACCATTTACATAATCAATAAGAGTTCTTATTGGACCAATGACATTATCATCAATCCATTTAATAATCCCATTAAAGAATCCAACAATACTATTGATGATGTTCTGTAATGGTTTTAATAATATTTTAGGATTTTTTATAATATTAAGAAGTCCTTTGAAAAATCCCCCAAGAAGAATGAACTTAAAAAAGTTCATTATTTTTTCAAAGAAATCTGCAAATGGTGATATTGCTTTTTCTATTTTATCACCTGCGTTTTTCGCGCCGGATTTAGATTCTAAAGACTTTTCTCTACTTTTTTTTCTTTGAATATTTTTGTCTTGCCTCTGTCTTTCCATTGAAGACTTGGCAAGTTGATTTTGCTTTTTAAAAGCTTCTACTATAGCGTTAACACTATTCTTAATCTCAACTAACTCTTTTTGTATAGACTTAAGAGTCTTATCATCAGATTTTTGATCGTCAGTTTTGGTAGTATTTGGTAAAAGTTTTTGGGGGTTAATTTTTTTACTAACCACGATTTTCCCATCATTTCCAGATCTTATGTCATCTAAAAGAGAATCTAGTTTTTGTTCGTCTTCTTTCTTCATTGGGACTGTTGTTGTTTTAGTTTTTCTTCCTCTAAATGATTAATCAACATTCCAACGTAAATATCTCTTTCCCAAGGCATTAAGTTCTCATATTCTGTTAATGAATATTTATGGTACTGAATCATAGAAAAACTAATTTGAAAATAGTTTTCTAGATCCATGTAAACCATTCCTAACCGAAAAAACTTGCTAGTCCCTCCAACTTAACAACATTTTCAACTCCAGTATTTGGATTTGTAAAAGTTACTTTATGAGAAAGTTTTGGCATGGTATTGAAAAACTCATCAACCGCCTTAAATTGAATACTATTCATTTGACCCAAGAACTCAATAATGTCTTTCTTAGTACAGTCAGCAGAAGACCAAACTTCTTCTTCATTATAGATCTTATCCACACAACCAGCAATAAGTTCAAATGACTGATCTAAGGTTTGCTCTTGAAAGTCAAAGTTGTTTTTAATAAACTCATCTAGAGATGGATACTTCATCTCCATTCTTAGATTTGAGTCTAGTTTGATAGTTTTTTCATGGTTTTCTGGTCTTTCAATACCAATGTCTTCTACATTAATAGTTACAGACACTGAAGTTTCTCCGTCATCTGGAGCGATCAGATTTACTTCAATCTCTTCACCAACAGACTTCCCTCTAATATTTAAAAACAAATATTCAATATCAAAAGTAGGAAGTTCTTCAATTTTAACACCTCTTGTTAAGATGCAGGACTTCAATACTTGCTTTAGTGCATTAGTAATCTGTTTAACATCTTCACTTTCCATGGCAATGAGAAGAACTTTTTCTTCCTTCACTAAGAAAGGTCTATACTTAACAGATTTTCCTGTAGATGGCAACTCAAGTTCATAAGTTGGCGTTACAATTTTTGGTAAAGGCATAATTTGATGTATCAGTACATGTATTTAGTAGGGTTATGCTTGTGCTTCTGCTCCAAATACTCCTTGATCAACTGTTCTACCATTAAAAAAGTTTCCAAAGTTAGTATTATCTTGAGCATCAACACCAAAGTTATTATAGTATTCATCAAATCTAAATCCAGTCACTTTACTATAATCAAAAGCATTTATTGGTCTTTGAACAGTACCTGGAGGAGTTGTTTGAGTATTAGGATTTCCTGAGTTTGCAAACCCAGGTGCTCTGAACCTAACAGTTCCTTTCTTCTCAACAACATAACGTGTAAAATAGAAACCAACAGAACACTTTAAAATATCACTTTGATTATACGATACTGGCATAGAAACTATATTGTAAGGAAAAGCTCCAATAAGTTCATATTCTAAGTTAGATCCACCACGTTTTTTTGGATCTAATGGTGCTTTGGTTGGTCTAAAGTAATCCTTTTCAAACTTACTTATATAGATTGTTTGCTTATAGTCTACAGGATATGTCATCCTATAAAATGCAGTATCTTCTCTATAAGCATTTCGTGATTGAGTGTATCCTTGTCCAACAACAAACTCAATCCACTTTTCAAAAAAATCAACTACATTATATTGATGATCAACATAAAATGTTAGGTTAAATGATTCATCATACATTCTTCTATATGCCATCTTCTCAGTAACACCATGATGGTCATTAGTTACTTGATGAGTCGCTAATGATGAACCAGGCAAAGTTGCTTCATGGCACAGCAAACTAATATTCTCAGTTTGTTGAAATATTCTTGGTGGAGGAACTATGGTAAGTTGGTATAACGAGGTCTGTGCAAGATTTAATGCCCTAGATTTAAAGTCACTTATACTATAACTCTTTGGGGGTACAGCAGACATTTATAAATACTTTTTGATCTTATATATTATGTATGCGAGAAAGTAAATATCATCAGGGAAAGTTTCATCCTAAGCATCCAGAAAAATATAAAGGAAACCCAAGTAACATAGTTTACAGATCTTCTTGGGAACTTAAGTTCATGAGGTACTGTGATCTAAACGAGAAGATAATGGAATGGGGTAGTGAAGAATTTTTTATTCCTTACTTTGATCCTACGACAAAAAAAGTCCGTAGATATTTTCCTGACTTTATTGTAAAGATTAAAGAAAATAGTGGCAATATTAAAAAATACGTTGTAGAAGTTAAACCGAAAAAACAAACCATAGAACCAAAGCAGACAAAAGGAAAGCAAAAGAAAACTTTCATTAATGAAGTTATGATGTATACTAAAAATATAGCAAAATGGAAAGCTGCTAGGGAATGGTGCGAAGACCATATGGTAGAGTTTAAGATTATAACAGAAGACGAACTAAACCCCTATAAATAACTAAAAATAGTGTAAATGGCATTAAGTCAAGGTAGTGTAAGTCCCACAACCCTTATTGATGGTTTATCATTTAACGTTGAAGCAAAAAATGACTCTGGGTCTCAGGTAAAAATAAATCGAACACCAGAAATACCTTTAAGTAATAATGAGGTATCTGCTGGTGCAAACTATTTTAACTCTGATGGATCTATAAGTTGGGCAGATTATAACTTAAACACTGGAGATGCTTTTCAGTTGGGCGCTCCAGATTTCTTTATGGAAGAACTAGTAAATAATCCAGTTTATACTAATACAATCAAAAATGCATCGGATTATTGGTCAAATACTAACTTTGCAGTTTCTGAAAATGATGCTTCTTTTAATCTAGGTTCAACTGGTGAATTAAATCAATCTACGCCAACAGTCGAAAGAAGAACCGCACCAATAACATCTCTATCATATCCACTTAAAAGAGACTCTGAACTTGATTATTTAAAAATAACTGTTATTGAATATATTCCTCCTGGTTTACCTAGAGATGATTTTAATACTGCATCCACAGAATCTCCTGGAAGAAAAAAATCACTTGGGACAACCATTTTCTTACCAATGCAACCAGGGATTAGAGACACTAACGCAGTCTCTTGGAATCAAGATCAAATGAATGTTTTCCAAGCAAGGGCAGCAGGAGCAGCAACAAATGCTATCAATAGTATAGGTGATGGGAAATTTGCAGATGCTTTTAAAGGTCTTATCACAGATAGCAAAGCATTTGCCGATGATCTTTTAGCAACGGAAGGTCTTGGGGCATATATTACAGCATATTTTGCTGGTCAAGCAGTTGGCGCAAATGTGATTACAAGAACAACTGGTGCAGTTTTAAATAATAATCTTGAAATGCTTTTCCAAGGTCCATCACTTAGAACATTCTCATATAACTACAAGTTTACTCCAAGAGAACCAGCAGAAGCAAATAATATACGAAATATTATAAGAGTATTGAAAAAAGAATCTGCCGTACAAAAAGCAAACACTGGACTATTTTTAAAATCTCCAAATGTGTTTGATTTACAGTACATCTTTGGGGAAACTGGAGCACCTCATCCATTCTTAAACAACATCAAAACTTGTGCCCTAACAAACATCACTACTGATTATACTCCCGATGGATCTTACATGACATATCCAGATGGATCAATGACATCATATAATCTCAGTCTAACATTCTCAGAACTCGAACCAATCTATAGAGACGACCAAGAAAAAGCTAGCGGTATGGGGTACTAAAAATGGCATTAAGACCTTACTTTAGACAAGTTCCTAACTTTGATTACGTCAACGTAAACCCAAGTAATGATAGTGTTAGAAACTATATCACAGTAAAAAATCTCTTTAAAAGAGGACAAATCAGAAGCGAGATTTTCAAAAACGTCAACTATTTTACTAAGTATTTTATAGTTGGCAACCAAAGACCAGATAACGTGGCATATGATCTGTATGGCGAATCGACTTTGGATTGGGTAGTTTTACTATCAAACAACATCTTAAACCTACAAAATGAATGGCCACTACCACAAGAAAGTTTTGATGAACTGATGCTAAGAAAATATGGTAGTTATGAAAATCTTTATAAAGTTCATCACTATGAATCAATAGAACAAAAAGATGAGACTGGTACAGTAGTGTTTCCTGGTGGTCTTCATGTAGATAGAACTTTTTCTATGGAATACTATTCGACTAGAGATGGACAGGTTCTTAAAGAAAATATTACAGTACCAGTGACAAACTATGAATATGAGACAAGAATAGAAGAGAAAAAAAGAACCATATTTACACTAAAACCAAAGTATCTTACTACTCTATTTGATGACATTGAAGAAATAATGGAATATAAAAAAGGTTCTGAACAATATGTGTCCAGAACCCTCAAGAAAGGATTTAATGCTAAACTATTTGATTAAAAATCATCATTTGCTAGAGCATTAAACATTGCCATTGCATCATCTTCATCTTTATCAACCATAGAAGATAGATTAGCAAGTTCTCGCTTCATGGTTTCAGGTGGTTCGGGTGCTCGGGCAGAACGGGCAGCTTCTTCTAGTTGCTCCATTACGTTATCAGTCTTAGTGGTTTTGGGGGAGAATGCTTCATATTTTTCCTCTTCATCAAAAGACTGAGACTTAGGCGCAACCTTACCAACTCCAAGAACTACATTTAGACGCTTTTCGAGATCGTCATAAGACTTGAACTTATCGAGAGCAACCAGTTCTTGGAGAGAATACTCCTTATTCCAGATTGCTTCCAAGGCATCATCATCATCCAGAAGAGCAGATGTTGCAGCGAACTCAGACTTATCATAGTTCCAATAACCATCAACTTTTGCCAGTTTCAGTTTGAAGTTGGCACCTTGCCAGAAGTCGAATGGATCGATTGCTTCTTCATCTTCAAACTCTGGTTGCATAGCAGCAAGAATCTTATCATGAATCTTCTTGCCGAACTTATAGAGGAACACTTTGCCCTCGTTTTCTGGGTGAAGTGGATCCTTAACAACGTAAATATTAGAATAGTAAGACAGTTTACGCTTACGATTACGTGCGATATTTTTATCAGACTCTAGACCACTGTTCCATAGTTTGTTATTTTCTGCACAAACTGGACACTTTCCTCCGTTAGTAGTCAGACAGTTGTCAATCAACCAACCACCAGGACCTTGGAAAGCATGACTGAAGACTTTTGCCCATGGCATGTCTTCACCTTCTGGTGCAGGTAGAAAACGGATTACGGCATAACCAGTACCACCTTTGTCCATTTCTGGTTTCCAAAAGCGGTCATCAACAGAACCACGGGCGGAACTTTTTTCAACTTCTTTAACAAGTTTTTCAGTAAGAGTTCCTAGACGGGACTGTTTTTTTAGGGTTTCAAATGACATGTGAACCTCGTATTTTTGTAAGTATTTGGCCTGTTTGGGTTTGCTTTGGTGCGGATTCCCTAGCCGCATAAGAATAGTGTATTAGTGATCGGTGTGCTTGTCAATGTCCTTCTTCATCTGGACTAGTGCTTTTTCCATGTTACCAAACATGAATGAAATGTCAACCCCTTCGTCCAGACCCATCAGTTTAGCAGACTCAATGATTTTATTTTTAATATCCTGTGCTTCTGGATCATCAGAAAGACTCATACGAGTATACAATACTCTCTGTTTCTCCAGCAACTTTTGGAGGAGTTCAACATGATTAACTTTCTGTTGTTTATCCATCCTATAAAAGTTAAACACATTTCTGTAAAGATCTTCCTGAAGTTCAGAGATCTCTGCTAGTTCTGCCCTAACAAGATCAGAATCGAAAAATGTCATTCTAAACACTCCTTTAAAATACGTTTAAACTTAAATATATCAATATGTATAAATGATGAATACTTTTTGATCTTGAGAGAAACAAACTGCCATACTGGATCAGTAAGTTTTTTGTCAAATCTTTGTCTGAAGTTTAAGATTTTATCTAGAATCACTAGTGTTTCTAAAGAAACTTCTTTTCTTAAAAACTTTTTTAAGATCTTTGGATGGGAAGAACCATTGATTTTAAACAATGAGACAAAATCATCATCCAAAAAGAGATCATTTATTTCTTGCTCAAAACAATATTTCAATGATTGTGATTTTTTCTGCCAGTTTAAATAAACTGATTCACCTTCCTTGATAATGTCACCAATCCATAAAGATTGTGGATCTTCAGCACTTGAAAAGTTTGCAACAAAAAAACTCAAGATCTCTTCATCACTTTTTTGACGACTCATTTTTTCAAAAAAGAATCTATCTTTTCTCTTGTAAAAAGATTGCAAAGACGATCTTGTTTTTCCACAGTACTTATGATAATCGTACTTTTCCTGAGTAAAATGATTTTTGATTGACAAATAGGTTTTGAAGCAATCGTGAGGGTCCAATTTCAAATCTTTAATCTAGCTCGAGAGGTTTTTTTCAAAAAGTTTAGTTCCATAGCTTCATATTTAATCTTCTCTTTTAGAGGTTTTGGTATGAGTTTAGGAACAGATTCTAGTTCTATTTTATTTTTTTCGCAGTAAAAAATGATAGCATCAATATATGACATATTGTCTTCATTTTTTACTATAGTTTCTATCTCTTGTGCAAACTTTGCAGGGAGAATAAACTTTGATTCTATCTCTTTTGAAAACTCTTGTTTGTAGTCTATTTGCATTAAATTCAATAGATTGAGTGACATTTAATCTCCATAATACTTGCACAATGTTATCATTATAACACATCAATGTCAAGAAGTCTTATCATCGACAAACTTCCTGATATATTGAGTTAATAGTTTAATATATTTTTTCTTGTCGTATTCTTCGTATACTTCTACTTCACCATTTTCACAAGTCATGATAATAACAAACTTCTTTACCGTAATCCCAGTAAGTTCATACAACATACATGCATAAGCACAGCATTGTACGAAATAACCATCAATCCACTCTCTAGGTTTTGGTTTTACTGAGGTTTTAAAGTCAATAATGGCGAGTTCTCCATCAAACTCGGCAATACAGTCCACAGTACCTGCAATACCAAAATATGTACTATAAAGTGATCCCTCAAGAGTATGAATATTATTTATACGATTTAAAGCTGGTTTAGCAATCTTGAACAAAAGTTCGGAAATAGGTCGAACTTTAGGTAACGATTCATTTTTTAAATGATGCTCGATTAAAGTGTGAGCGTCAGTTCCTCGACTAGTTGCTTTTTTAGTAATCCTATCAGCTTCTTCTACACCAACTCGCTGCCTCCATTTATTAAAAAAGTCTTTTTTATAATGACTGATGACAGAAGTAATAGAAACAAAGCGATGGAGTTCATCATTATCATGTACTTTATAATAACGAACTCCATCGATATGCTCCCTCTCAAGACGAGGGAGCTCCAAATCAACATGATTAAAAATCATAAATCCAAATCAGCTTTTAGTGTTTCTTTGGCAACCAGATATTCTTTGCAAAGACCTGAGCGGACAATATCTTCTACGCCAAACTCAATAATATCAAAAGATGGCATAGATTGCAAGATTCTCATAAAATCAATAATACCATTACGCTCTCTTTCTTTAAGTAAATCTGTTTGAGTAGCGTCTCCACAGAACATAATCTTAGAGTCTATCCCAACGCGAGTAATAATAGAATCTAGTTCATGGAAGTTAAGGTTCTGGAACTCATCCACAATAATAATTGATTTATCTAAAGTTGTTCCACGAATAAATGAAGTAGACCAGAAAGAAATAGTCCCTTGAGTCTTTAGATTTGCATATAGCATCTCATTTGATGCCTCATCCACTTCAAACATGTATTTGACCATGTTTTTGTATGGAATTTGGTACAATGATGATTTATCTTCATGGTCTCCAGGAAGGAATCCAATCTCCCTAGTAGCAACGAGAGATCTTACAATGTAAATCTTTTCGTATGGTGTTTTTTCATTAAGAACATCTAAAAGCGCGTTGTAAAGGGTAATAAATGTTTTACCTGTGCCAGCTGCACCATAAGCAACAAGATTTTGATCTTGTGCATACTTATCAAATAAAGTTTCTTGATTGTCCGTTAGAGGTTCAATTTTTTTGATAAAACTGGTATTAATGGGTTTTTTTCTTTTCATAACGCGATTGCTCATACCAAATGGAACTGGAGTTGCGATGCCAATACCTGTTTTGTTTTTCTTTGCGGGCATAGGGTTCAGATTTTACTTACTTTTGATCCTGGCATTTTAGAAGCTCTATCCAAAACTTCATTCCAACCAGGGTTTTTAGCGACTAACTTATTCTGCCAATCTCCCACTTCACAAGCAGAAGGACAGGTAGAAGGATCAGACCAGTCGCGTGTCCAATCTGGGTTATCTTTACACCACTGACCCCAGTCATGAATACTCATGATAACCTCTTTTTGTTCACCTGTTTGTTTATTGACGACGGGATATGTTGCCAAAATTTTCACCTCTTAATGATATGAATTTATTTATGGATACATTACAGAACCCATTGATTTTCTACCCCCCCAAGTGCTTCTGTACAGATAGGAAATTGCTCGGCAAAGATTTTTTTACATTCTTTAGCAATATCCATATGCTCTTTTTGCGTTCCATTTTTTTCTCGGAGTGCAATATATGTGATCCAAGACCTGCAACTACCTGCCATATAAAGACGGGTAGGAGTTGCCAGAGGAAGCACAAAGCGAGCACATTCCTTTGCAATTCCATCAGTGAGCATTTCTTGATATAGTTCCATACCTCTGGAAAAATAATCTTGCATCAACATTTGATACTTCTGAACTTTAAATTCATCAATATCATCAATAGAATTCTGACGGTTTTTTGTATCTTGACGACGAAGTTCAGGAAGAGGAATATTTGAACTCAACAAAGAACTATCGGCATACCGTTGTGAGAACTCTTGATATGTGAAACTACGGTGCCTCAGGATTTGAGCTGCTAGTCCACGGGTAGTCTCAATCTCAAGCGTCATGAATGCCTGCTCAAAGACGCTCCAATGCTGATGATTTACACAATACTTAAGAAGACCCGCAACCTTTGGATTCTCTTGGTTAGAGGGGTTGCTAACACGGGCAACATACCCCATAGTTTTTTCGGAATCAGGTGTAACACTAATCAGACGAACATTCATTTTGATTTCCTTTTTTAATTTGTTTACGACATTTTTTTACTTCTTTGAGTTCATCCTTAATCATTTGATAGGCATCCTCAGCAGATATCTTTCTTGCCATTTCCATGGCAGTAATCATTTCTACTCTAGTACCGAAATGTTTAAGTGCTTCTTCAAAGCAGTTTAAAGATTCATACATTCCCATTACGGTTCCTCATAGTAGTCTGGTTCATATTTCGAATCTGGAAGATTTACTGGATAACCGGGGAACAGTTCATATTCTCCAAGTACATTTTCTTCTTCCTGCTCAATCTCAATCTTAAGGAGTCGAACAAGAGATTCCATATTTTTGATAATGAGTGATACTTTTTCTTTGTTCATTTTCTTTTTAGAACCTCCCATATTTTACACAAAAAAAGAGGGTTCGTCAAGAACCCTCTTCCATACGTTTACAAGTAACTCACTTATTATAAGTATGGCCGCGATAGCAGAATGTACCGCGGGTTTCCTTGGGTTCATGACCACAGATGTTATACTCAATACCACGATAAGCAGTATGAGAAATCTGAGCGTCATGGAGAGCAGATTGCTTTTGAATCTGCGTTCTAATCATATTAAGTGTGTTAAGCATTAGTCTACTCCTAAAAGAATGGGATTGTTGCCCCGTTCCTTCAGTCGTTTGCGTCCCAATAACATTCAGGATTTGACTCCTTCATTGTCTCAACTAACTCAATCCTAAGGGCATTACTAATGTTCTCATTTTTCTGCATACGCAGGATGATAGCATCAGTTTGCTGGCAGGTGAGAGTTGTATAGAATAATAGTTCTAACATGGGATGAACGAACTCCGTTCCGCGACTTACTTGCGTCCGATTCGCTATTCGCAAACAGCGAATCGGATGAACGTATGAGTCATAATAGATCTCATATTTTATTTAGTCAAGTGGAGGGTAAAGTTTTGCTTCGACCCTACAGACCAAAAATTTGCTGGGATTTTTTTTCCGACTTTTTTGGATTTAAAAGTTGATTTTAGTCAGCGTTCAATATAACTTAGTGTATAATCGGTTGCACATAGTTGTTGGATAATAATATCACATCCAATCTTTGGATTACAATCACCACAAGTAAAGATGTCAACCGCAGCATTTCCATCTTCAGGCCATGTATGAATACTAATATGACTTTCTGAAAGTAATGTTAATACTGTTACGCCTTGAGGTTTAAACTTTTTATGGATGCTCTGAATGACTTGAGCACCACTAGCATAAGCAGCATTTTCTAATAGATCTGTCAAGATAGCAAGGTCATCTAAAAGTTTAAAAGGGCATCCATAGAGATTCAACAAATAATGCTTTCCCATTTACAAAGGAGTATCCTCCGCTTCCTTAATAAGATTAGTTATGTATGTTTCAGTTCCATTCAACTTTTTAACTTCATACAAAGAAGACTTCATGTATTTTTTTGCTTGTTTGTATTTTTTCAAGATTTTGTTGATCTCATTTTTATTAAGTTGAACTTCAATCTCAACTTTTTCATCCTTAAATCCTTCACTCATTTTTTACTCTTCTTAGATTTATTTGTATTACCCCAGAGTTTAGGATTTATAGTACCATATCCAAAATCTATTTTTTGAACAGCACCTTTCCCATATCTGTCATAATAAAGATCAAAAAGATCTGCGACTTTTTTACATCTTGTCAGATCCATATGTTGTTCTCCATCTACAACATACCAAATCAATCGAGCATCATTTGGAAAAGATTTATCTTTTGCTTGTTCAATGGTCGTTTTTTCGAGAAGAATCTGGCACCCATATGATGATGGGTCGCTTGGATTAATTTTATTTGCCATGAATACTATAAATCGGGTTTATATTAAGAACGACCTCCCCATCGAATATCTGGATAAGCGTCTTTTACATTTTGCCAAGTAATTTTATACTTGTCAGTCAACTTCTTATCCTTTACTAAGCACAGAAGTTCTGCTTCACTTGGATGCAATCCTTGAAGCATATTAATAAACATAGTCTCTCTACGAATAGATGACAATGTTTTGTTGCCATTTTTTACAAAGTTATAAAGTTTATCGTACTCATTTCTCAATGAAGTTTTTCCTTGACGAATATCGCCATCAACTCCATTATATCCAACACCTTTTCCTTGTCCACTAAGTTGTCTATTAACAGAATCAGAAAGAGTGCCTCCAACTGAACTCATTTCTTTGATATCTGCATAAGGAACTTCTCCAGGAGGAAGAAGACTGATTACAGAATCATCAAAGTTCCAAATAAAAAGAGATACAAGAGCATTGTTACGATACTCTTGTAGATATTGGATTTTTTTGCTGGCACTCCTTTGATTGCTTACTAGTTCTAGAATCTCATGCTGAAAACAGTTTGAATCTAGACTGGTAGGTTGTATCGCTGGTTTTCTTCGGTTAGTCTTCGTCGTCGTAGTCTTCTGTGTCATTGTCATTCTCAAAACGTACTGCTAGGATTTCATCTGGAATAATGTTGCCATCCTGATCAAAAAACTCGGGATGCATGTTGATCGGTTGGTGCTCCAAATAAGTTCTATTTGCGATCCAACCTACTATACCACCAACTAAAAAGAATAGCAAGGTCATCATTACAGACATGGTGAGTATTAATGCTTGTTCCATTTTATTTCTCCCGAGAGTTACTTTGATTTTTTAATATCAAGTTCTAGGTTAAAGTTAAAATGAATCTCTCTTCCGAAGAGAGATATCATCTTACCAAACCTAACTTGAAAGGTTTTAGGCTTAGGTGATTCCCTCCTGTTCCGTTTTAGCATTAACTCAAATCCTTTATTAATCTCTAAAGGATCATCTGTATTATTTAGTTGCTTTTTTTCGTCTTCCTCTCCTCTTCTCATAGTTGTACTTCTCCGCATCTTCTAGTATTTCACTAAGATAGTTTTTAATTTTTCTTGCCTGAGGTTTAGGAATATGTCCATATCCCTCACGAAGTTGTTTATGTTGTTCGTCAGAACCACCTTTAATATATTCCTCAAGATCATTAATCATATAAGAAATACTTTGTGCAGTTTCACTTAAAATAAACTCTTCTACTTCTCGTTTTAAAGTTTTACGAACCTTCAAATAATCATAAAACTTCATGACAAACTTTCCCTCAAAAGCGTAATCAATAGATTTTTCTACGTCGTAATACACTTCCTGTTCCACATTTAAAAAAGGTTGTTTTCTTTTATATATTTGATTGTTTGCGTACATCCTCCAAGTGGATTTCCATTTAGAAGTACTTGAGGGAAAGTAGCACCAGTCCCAAACTTAGAATAAAAATCCTCTCTAGTAAAATCTTTATCTAAATCATAGGTCAAATACTCAATATTTGCAAGCGTTAATACCTTTTTTATCTGATCACAATAATAACATCCATTTTTAGTGTAAATAACAAAGTCCATAATAGTTAATCAACTGCATTTAAATGTGATATCTTGTAGTAAGTTCCACTCTTATTATTTTTTTGGAACTTTATTCCAACACCAAGGGGTTGCTCTACCATTTCATCAACGTTCCACTTGTATAAGAAACTAGTGACTTCTACGATTTGATTATGAGTTCCTTTATGACCTGGGTTATTGATCCTATACTTTTTATTCAACTCAATATCATGATAGGTAACAATGCCAGGCTTATCTTCTTGTTTAAACCTACATCTTTCAATAAGTTCTAATGATTTTCTAAGATCAAACTCTTCAACCTGTTCATCAGTAATCTTTTCTGAAAGTTTTGCCATTTTTTTAAAAAAGGGACGATAAAAATATTTATTACATCGTTGCCCTAATACGAGCATAATCAAATACTTTTTCGTTTACTCATTCGGTTTCCATTCCCTCATTCCTACTTTCATAGATCCTCCTACTTAAGTTTTAATGGATAATCCCATTTAGTAATGAGATTAGTTTTACATTCTGGTCCCCAAAGACCGCTATGGTATACATAAGGCACTGTTCTTATAGGACATCTATCACCCTTACATAAAAGATCATCAACTATTCTCCAAGATTCCAACACTTCCTCAGAATGTACAAAGTGAGATTGATCTTTATTAATTGCATCATAAAGAAGTTTTTCATAACCATCAACAGATTTTTCAAGTGGGTAATGATATTGTAATATTGCTGGTTCAACATAATCATTTAGACCAGGAGCTTTAATATCAATCCGCATATCCAAATGAGGATCTGGTTGCAATCTCATAACAATACGATCATTACAATCATGACCTTCAAATAATGTTTGTGGTGGTGATTTAAATTTAATAATAACTTCAACACAATCAACAGGCAGTTTTTTACCTGTCATAAAATGAAATGGAACTCCTTCCCATCTCCAGTTATCAATATAAAGATCACCAGCAACAAAAGTTGGAGTGATAGAACTTTGATCTACACCATCTTCATCTTTATATCCAATGTACTGCCCACAAACAAGTCTTTGTCCAAGTCTAGTTGCAGCAAGAACTTTTGTTTTTTCCCTGCGAATTTCTCTCGCATCAATTTTGCATGGAGGTTCCATAGCAATCAATGCAAGAACCTGTAGCAAATGGTTCTGTAACATGTCTCTGACAACTCCAGCACCCTCATAGTACTGTGAACGACCTTCACAACCAATGGTTTCGGTAGCAAAGATTTGAACTTCTTCTATGTACTGCCTGTTCCATAGAGGTTCCAATAATATATTGCTAAAACGGGTGGCAAGGATATTATTAACAGTATCTTTACCAAGATAATGGTCAATGCGATAGACTTGTTTCTCGCGTAAATGTCCAGCCACCACAGATGATAGACGATTAGCAGATTGAAGATCGTAACCAAAGGGTTTTTCGATAACCACACGGGATGTTTCTGGGTCATTTAACTTACCTGCTTTTTTTAGATTGGTAACCGCATCGCCATACCTTTCTGGTGGAACAGAGAGGAAATAAGTTGTATCTTCATAGTCACCTAGATTTTTCAAAGACTTGATTGTTGAAAGATCAGATGATTGATAATCTAAATGATACATAAAATCTTCAGGATATTCACCTAAAGATTCTTTCCACGCCTTTACTCCTGGATCTCTTCTTGCAGAACCTACAATCACAAGATCCTTTGGTAAAAGATTTTTCTTATGAAGATTATAAAGTGCAGGAATAAGTTTTCGTTTACATAAATCTCCAGTAGCACCAAAGATAACTAACCCTTTCATGATTCTAGTCCTCCCATTGCCGTATTCAGAAACGCAAAATAGGGTGCCCGAGCAATCTCATCAAGCACCCAAAAACGTTGATAGTTTCTTCCTCTATAGAGGAAGTCGATGATTGCGATAGTAATGTTTAGTATTACTTCGTTAAACTTTTGCATTTACGGATTCCCAATCTTTGTTAAAGATCTCAAGTCCCTTGTCAGTAAGAATATGATCATACATATCATTAAATACTTTTGGTGGCATCGTAACTACCTGAGCACCATTATACCAAGACCGTACTGCTCTATGTACACTGCGGATTGATGCAGATAGAACTTGTGTCTTGACTCCATGAACTCGATAGACTTCAGAAATACCCCGTATAACTTCAAGTCCAGCAATAGATTGATCATCAAGTCTTCCAACAAAAGGAGATACATAATGAGCTCCTGCTTTAGCAGAAAGAACTGCTTGAGCAATGTTAAAGATTAATGTAACGTTTACCTTAATCCCTTCTCTAGAGAGTGCTCTACATATGTGTAAACCTTCTCTAGTACAAGGAACTTTGATAGTTGCAACAGATCCAAACTCTTGTGCTAGTTTGTATCCTTCGCAATACATTTGTTCAAAATCACCAACAACTTCCATGCTAATGTCTTGAACACCAATGTCTTTAATATGTTGGTAAACATCTCTGGGATCTTTACCACTCTTCATGATTAGTGTGGGATTAGTAGTGACACCATCTACTAATCCAGTATCAAAATATTTTTCAATCAGTTGAGTGTCAGCGGTATCTAAAAAGATTTTCATGGATTATGATTTTTATTTGATTTGATTTGATTATAACCCCAGATGGCTAAGGTGCCGATTCCTAAACCAGCAATACAACAAAGAAACATATGGAATAAATGCTCCAACGTAGTGTGATCAGCGTGATTCATTATTCAAAAATACTGTGGACTGGAATACTATCAAAAAACTTATCTCTCATTTCTTTTAAATGATGTTTTGAATTTCCATAATATCCCATCTGCATAGAAATACAATCATAGTAACGTAAGTCATTTCGATTAGCATAGACAGTAAAAGAGTCACAATAAAAAACAATTTCTTGTGGAACTTCTACCCTATTAAATGTAATAGGGTCATCAATATAATATGGGATTGTCATAACTAAGATACGTGAACAGTTCCAATCATACCAGCGCCTTTATGTGGAGCACACCAGTAAGTATAATCTCCTGCCTCAGGAAAGTCAATAGTAAAGTCTTCGCCTGGTAACATAGAGAGACCTTCGTGCGATAGTTCGGGATGATCTTCTACAATAACATTATGAGGAGGAAGCATGTTATTAACAAAATGAACTGACTCCCCAGCAGCAATAGAAACTTCAGCAGGTTCAAAAACAAGATTACCGTTTGCACCCATTTGAACGTCAACAGCCCAAGCAGGGAGTGCTAAAAATAGTGCGGCAAATAAAGCAAAGAAAAACTTCATAAGTCTTAATGTGACTACTGTATGTAGTATTTTTACTATCAACTTTATCTGATTGTAACAAGGACTTGTTTTGACTTCCTGACTTCCACCATTCTCTCTTCACAAAATGCTTCCGTCGTTTACAACACGCTTCCATGCAGCATTAAACTTGATGTCCCAGTTGGTGCAATAGGGAAGATAAAATGCATTGAGTGCCGCTGTAGTATCAACAATTCGTTGTTGATCACCAGAGTCTACTGCTTCTTGCAGTTGATTAAGAAGAAAACTAAATGTTGTAATTTGACTGAATGCATCTTCAAGGTCATTCATTACTGTCCAGGTTTTGTCTTGCATTGTATTCTCAGCCAAGGTTTCCATTAGTTGTCCTCCTGTGGGCGCATTGCTTCCTCTAAGTCATAAAGAACTTCATTAACGTCAATCTTATGGTGAGAGTAGCCCTTGGGACGTAGATAGTTACCACAAGCAAGGTTGTCATTAAGCCAAATCAACACCTGGTCCAACTGCCAATCAGCAACAGCACGTACAGCATCCTCCCCAAACGAATACTCACCGCTCTCCATGTCGAGCATATATCTCCTGACGAGTTTCTTGATCTGTGCTGTGGTCAGTGGGTGTTGTTCAGTCATGAGTTGTCCTCCTGTTGTTGTTTAATCGCTTCTTTTAGTTCTGAGGTAGCAGGGCTATAGCCAAGAATGCTGGAATACCGAACGACTTCTTTGTCAGTAATCACCTGGACATAGCCTGTCGAATAAGGGTTATTGCTGATTTTTATGTGGTGCTTGGCCGCAGCAGAGACATCACGGGTTCGACCTTCGTATTCGCCCGGCCCGCAGCCGTCTACTGAATCGCCACCGTACAAAAGATACCAAGTTTCAGTCATTGTTATTCTCCTGTTGTTGTTGTGGGCGCATCGCTTTTTCAAGTTCAACAATAAAAGATTTTTTTTGACTTGATTTTTCAAACCAACACCAGCAATTTCTTTGTGCCCATTTAATCACCTGGTCCAACTGCCAATCAGCAGCGGCACGCATGTCCTCTGTTACTTCGTAAGGATAAGAAGCAGCAATACTTTTGCAGATCTCGTCAGTCAGTGGATGTTGTTCAGTCATTGTTCCCAAGCATAAGATTTCAAAAGTTCGTTGTCCTTCTCCAACTGCTCTATTCTATCACACAATTCAGTAATAACACCAATCAAAGCACGATAATCAAGATGCTCAATATCGTCTCCATATTCTGGGTCATTATAAGTCCAGTGTTGAAGTTCTTGAGTGAAGTTGCGTTCAGTCATAATATTCGTGTTGATGAGCCTGCCACCTCAAAAGTGTGGGAATACAAGATGGTGTGATACCAATTTGACCCAAAACTTCTTCAAACCAATCAGCAGTGGCATCAATTACTGCTTGTGCTTCTGCCTCCTCATTAGGTGGTGCTGTTTGTAGAGCATTCTCAATCATCTTGAGTAGTTTAGTTTTGTCAGTCATTTGAATTGCTCCAATACATCAATCACACACTGAATACAATCTTTGGGGATGTGAATGGTTTCAACTTCTTCTCCATTACCATCCTGCATACTTACAGTTCCATACTCATCCGATGAGAAATGATAACTGAAACCATCTTCATCGTTGATGATTTTCATTTCTTTGGTGATAGTGTAAGTCATTCTACATCCTCAAGTAAATCAGAAATACGGTTCAGTTGGTCTAAGTCCATTGGTATGAGTTTCTCTTCACCACGATCAATGCGGTCTACCATATCTTGTAGATGCTCAAGAAACTCTTTTGGTAGAGTGTCATCTTCTCCCAGATAAGACCAGAAGCAATCACGACACTCTTCATATGGATCATCATAGAACATGAGAGCGTAATCTTTCCAGTTGCCAGTCATCAGATCTGCCCAGTTTTGGAATGAATGTTTGATGCTCTGCCAACCAGTCATCCAGCAGTGACCAATCCAGTAGTCCCACCAACTTAACTTAGTTTTCTTATTACCTGTGCCAAGCACTGCTCTACTGAAGATCATTTTTGAATGTCAAATGTAGGAACGGGAGCACCACCATTGCTGGGGACCATATACACTGTGCGGTTAGAATCTTTCTCACCTTCAGTGATCCAGAGATACTGAAGATAAGCAGGATTATCCTTCAAACTCTCACCAATGATAGAGTTTGCTTTTGCCACACCCTGAGCACGAATCACTTCAGCATCAGCAAGTTGTTGTGCTGAATCTTTCTTTGCTTGTGCCTCAAGCACTGCTACCTGACGAGTATATTCTGCCTCTTGTAGTTGTGCTTTACCAGCAAGTCCTCGTGCCCATACATTATAGACAGGACCACCCACAATGATAGTGACCACACCAATAATTACAATAGCACCTACAACAACAGCAGCAGGTTCAATAAATCCGTTTTGTTTGTTCATTTGTCATTCTCCAGAGTAGATTTGAGCATCTCGTCAACAGCACGACGAGTACGATAATTCATGATGATGTCCATCACACAGTATCCGAAGGCAAATCCTGCCATAATAGTAGTAATCATGCTACTTGACTCCCAGTATCATAGAACGATGTGTCACGCCAGTTGCGTCCACAGATATCAAAAGTAAATCCCAACTTACCAATGGAGAATAGGAATGAGAATAGTTTACCATATCCCATAGTAATTTGGAGATAAGGCCACTCAATCCATCTACTATACTCACCAATGTCAAATGCCACCTGAAGTAGGGAATAACTTTTAGTTGTGAGCACAGTCATATAGTATCCTGTGCCGTAGTCTTCAAGAGTACCAAACTTAATTAGTTTCATGCTTCCATTCTCCTTTAGATGAACATTCATAGTCTTGTAGCACACCTCCTTTAAAGTGGATACGACACTCAGGCCAGTGTTCCCACTCACCATCCCAACTTTCAGGATACACAGTAATATATTTGGTAAGATACATCGGTCTTACTCTACCATGAGTTCCATTAGGAATCCACTGAAAGTTTAGAAGTGCTAACTTACCTTCTTGATATCCCTCATCACCTTCTTTGAGTTCTACAAAGTCGGCAGTATGTGAGTAATCAATCCAATACAGTTGCCCATCAGGAGACAACCAGTATTGAGTCATCGTGCCACCAATACCATCTTCAATGTCTTTTGTTTGACAAGGAACATTAGTAAATGATTCTCCTATATCATAGGAAGATCGGAAGTAGTCCATCATACCCATCAGTCTTCCTCAATAACAGTACCCATAGGACCTTTCTTGAGATTTGCCCATGCTTCATCTGCTTCTTTGAATTCTTCATACTTACTACGGAGGTCTTCATCCATAGTCAGTTCATACTCTTTACAGACCTTACGTTGCTCTTCTTCACGGACAAACTCATTAAACACCAGTGACATAGCACCAGAGCGAATAGCTGCGGGGTCCATACCTACACACAGCATGAACTTCTCAAAGAGTTTGAAATACTGTTTGGCATTGAGATCTTGTGCAGGTGCTGTGATCAGGAAATGCTCTTCAGGAACAAAATCATCAGCACCAAGGTGAGATGCAAACCCACGATTGTAATCATGAGTGTAGGTAGCATCAAATTTGAATGTCAGTTCAGCGTTGTAAGTCATGATGTCTGATGTAGATAAGGTTATTATACAATAAAAAACCGCCTCTGTGAAGAGGAGGTGGACGGTTATTCAGGTGTCCATAAGACCCTTTAGTGACTTAAGTGTATCTTTATATTTCTTCAGTTCTTCTTCAAGTTCTTTAATCTTAAGGTCTTTATCATCTTCTTTCTTCTCAAGAATAGTTCCTGTTATATCGGCACCTTTAAGGTCAGCATTCCTGAGGTCAGCATTCTTAAGATTAGCCCACATAAGATTAGCATCCGTAAGATTAGCCCTCCTAAAGTCAGCACCCCTTAAGTCAGCACCCGTAAGGTTAGCACCCGTAAGTTTAGCAGTCATAAGTTTAGCACCCGTAAGATTAGCACCCGTAAGGTTAGCACCCGTAAGTTTAGCAGTCCTAAGGTCAGCATCCTCAAGGTAAGCAAAACTTAAGTCAGCACCCGCAAGGTCAGCACCCCAAAGGTTAGCACCCTGAAGATTAGCACATCTTAGATCAACACCCTTAAGGTCAGCATCCTCAAGGTAAGCAAAACTTAAGTCAGCACCCTTAAGGTCAGTACCCTGAAGATTAGCACATCTTAGATCAGCACGCGGTTCGATTTTGTATCCGTTGATGGTCATTAGTTGTCCTCCTGTGGGCGCATGTTTTGCATAAGGCCTTGAAAGAAGTCTTCGATTGCATCTGCTGCAAAGACGTATCCACTCTGACGCAAGACCTTGATCCTACGCTCTACACTTTTTGCTACCTGCCCCAACTGCCAGTCGGCAGCAGCACGCATGTCGGCTCGGAAGGGACGAGTATCATCGTAAGCATGAATGTTGTGAGAAATTGCTTGAATCATCTTGTCAGTCAGTGGGTGTTCAGTCATGAGTTTTCTC